ACTAAAACAAATTGAAAATCAAGAAATGCAAGCGTATCAACAAATGATGTCGGGAGAAACGCCAGAAGAAGCACCAGAAGAACAACAGGAATCTCCAGAATAATGAATATTCCAACCCGTTTAGTTCAGATGATTTTAAGAGGCCATGCTGATAAATTTAAGGCTATTCTTCAAGAAGAGCTACGAAATAGGGCTTCTGTTCTTATGGAGCGATTGTACAAACAACAAACTAAAGACATATTGAATATATCAGAATCTGTTGTTCCTTCTACACCAGAAATTGTTCAAGAAACAAAACTAGAGCCTGTTAAATGGACTCCAGAAAAAATGTACCAATTAAAAGACGGAAATATTGGTATTTTAACAGAATCTGAACGTGATATGGTAGCTAAATTGCATGAAAGTCTAAATAATGATGGAAAAGAAAGACTAGCAAAACTGTTGTGGGAATCCAAAGAAACATTTAATAGAATACTAAAACTGGCTAAAACCCAAATTAAAAAGTAAGGAAACGATATGGAAAATAATATAAACTCGTTCATCAATCTGGTTGTTAATGAAAATTTAGCTCAAGCTAAAACTTTAATTAATGACGAATTAAATCAAAGACTAGCTTCTGCTTTGGAAGCAAAGTTTGAAGAGTACGCTCCCACCCTTTTTGAAAAATGGAGTGCAGAAAAGGCTGATAAAAATAAAGACGGTGAAGTTTCGGACTGGGAGAAAGCTTCTACTCAATGGGCTTCAAACGGAGAAAACGCAGACAATGATCAAACCGAGAACGAGGAATCAGACGATCAAGAAGAAGAAAGTGAGTCCGAAGACCAAGAAGATGAGGAAACAGATGAGGACTCTGAAGAGGCTGAAGAAGACGAGAAAGACTAATGAAACTAATAACAGAAACAGTTGAGCAGGTAGAATTTTTAACCGAAGCCACAGGCGACGGTAGTAAAAATTATTTTATTGAGGGAACGTTTATGCAAGCGGATACCCTCAATAGAAACAAAAGAATGTATCCTAAACACATTCTTTTAAATGAAGTTGCTCGTTACACCAAAGAATACGTAAACAATAGCCGTGCTTTTGGTGAACTAAACCACCCATCTGGTCCTACGGTTAATCTGGATCGTGTGGCTATAATTATTAAAGAGCTGAATTGCAACGGTAGTGATGTGTACGGAAAAGCTAAAGTAATGAGCACTCCCATGGGTGAGATTGTAAAAAATCTTATAAGTGAAGGTGCTCGTTTAGGAGTATCTACTCGTGGCATGGGTTCGTTAAAACAAAAAAACGGGTACAATGAAGTTCAACCAGATTTTATGCTTTCTGCTGTAGACATTGTTGCTGATCCTTCTGCTCCAAATGCGTTTGTTAATGGTATAATGGAAGGCAAAGAGTGGATCTGGGACAACGGAATTTTAGTAGAAAAAGAAATTGATGCGTATCATCGAGAATTGTCTCGTACATCTGCTAAACAATTAGAATCAAAAGGTATTAAATTGTTTGAAGATTTCTTAAAGAAATTAAAATGAAAATTAAATTTAGTCATTTAACAGAAGCTATTGTTCAAACACCGAATCCGTTAGTGTTTGGTGGTGTAGGCTCTAAATCACAACAAACAGATTCGTCTTTGTTATTTGGTGGGCTTAAACAACAAACACCAACAGAGCAAATAGCAAATCAAACGCAACAAGCTAAACCACAAACAGAGGTACAAGCAGTTTCTAAAAAATTAGAAATGCAACCAAGAGCTGATGTTGGGATTGCTCCTGCTCCAGAGGTAAAGTCTGAACCGCAATCTGAAACCCAACCGAGTTCACAACTTCAAACACAATCTCAACCACAACCTCAACTTCAAACACAATCTCAACCACGACCACAATCACAACCACAACCTCAAACACAATCTCAACCACAACCACAGATTCAAGCAACACAACAAATTAAATCACAAACTCCCAGTGAAAGATATAGAGAAAGCCAAGAAAGATATCTAGAATCTAGAAGAAAACATGGAGAATCTTTAAATGCATCAAATAAAGGTGCATGGACTATAGGAGAGTCTATGCGGTTTAGACCAAACGCATTAAAAAATTTATTAAACGATGCGTTTGATCCAAACAATCCGTTTCCTATGCCGTGGTCACCCGGTGGTCCAATGAATCCTAAAAAACCGTCTTCAACACCTGTTCCCAAAGGACCGTATTCTCCAACTCCTGGTGGTGTTGCTCCCAGCAAAACGCCAAAAGTTATCTTTCCCAAACCGTCTAAATCTGGGGGAGGTATGGGTGGAGCCGGAGAAGAAAAGGATAAAGAAGAAACCCCCAATTACGCATGGGCAGCTTTAATTCCTCCTCAAAGAATAATGTCTGGTCTTAGTGGTCGTATTGGTGGCCACGGATTTGATGCCCAAGCAGAAGAAGATTATGGAAGACACTATCGTAACTTGTTGGCTGCTGGAAAAGGAACACTTTCTGCTATTCCTGTAGTAGGTAAACTTCTTGGTCGTGGTGCCGGGCTTGCCTCAATGCTTCCAACAGGAGTATCCAATTTAGTTCAGTCGTATATTGATGCAGCAGAAGACGAGGGAGAAATGCTATTCAAGAAGGCACTTTTAGACCCCAGAGCTAGAAGACGCCGTACTACTATTCGTAAAGATGTAGCCCCAGCAGCACCTGCTGCAGCACCCACTCCCACTCCCACTCCACCCACACCGTAAAAAGTCTATTATTGTTAAAAAATTACAAAGTATAAATAAACAAGTATTAGGAAAAACATATGAAAAAATCACAAAATAAACCCGTAGTAATGGATGCCACCGGAAAAGGTAGCATGGACGCAACTGGCAAAGGTCCGTTTCTTGGCACTCTAGACACCAGTGCCGTTGAAGGAGCCGTTGCCAAGAATCAAGGTAGTCTTCGCCCAATGAGTGCAGGTGTTGACATGGGTCAAAAAGCTGCTCCTGTTGCAGAAGCAGCTTCAACCAATGATCAGCTACAAGCACTTTTCGGTGGTGAAAATCTGTCTGAAGAGTTTATGAACAAAGCTTCTGTAGTTTTTGAAGCCGCTTTAAACGAAAGAACTTCTGCTATTCGTGAGCAAGTTCTTCGTGAAAGTGCCACAATTATCGAAGAAGAAGTTAACAAAACTGTAAACGAACTAGCTACCCGTCTAGACGAGTACCTCAACTACGTTGTAGAAGAGTGGTTAAAAGAAAACAAACTTGCTGTTGAGTCTGGTATTCGTACCGAAATTGCTGAAAGCTTTATTGGTGGTCTAAGAAATCTGTTTGAAACTCACTACATTGAAGTTCCAGAAAAGAAACACGATATTCTTGAAGACCTGTTCAACGAGAACAGCCAACTAGAAGAAGCTCTCAACGAGCAAATCAGCAACAACATTGAACTAAACAAGCAAATTACTGCAGGCCAAGCCCGTGCAATTTTCTTAGAGACTGTTGCAGACATGTCACAAGTTGATGCAGAAAGACTGGCATCACTTGCTGAAAATATAGATTTCAGCAATGCTGAAGATTTTGCAAACAAGCTCACAATTCTCAAAGAAAATTACCTTAAAGCTGCACCTGTAGCCGCTAAAGAACTCGAAACACTTACAGAGCAAAAGACTGTTACAGAACCAACTTCTGAAGGTCCTATGTCTGTATACGTAAATGCTCTGTCTCGCCAAACTAAAACTTACTAATCCATAAATAATTACAAATCAAGGAGAAACTTAAAATGTCAAATATGGACTTTTCAAACACTACCCCCTACGATACCCTCGTAGAAAAATGGAACCCTCTTTTAAGCCACGAGGCCCTTCCAGAAATCACTGACAGCTACAAGAAGAAGTGCACTGCTATGTTACTAGAGAATCAAGAGAAAGCTCTTCGTGAGCAATACCTCGTTGAGGCTCCCACCAACATCATGGGTGGCAATCCTGCTACCGGCCAAGTTGGTGCTGCTTCTTCAGGCATCGCAGGTTACGATCCCATTCTTATCAGCCTAGTTCGTCGTAGCATGCCAAACCTAATGGCTTACGACCTAGCAGGCGTTCAACCAATGAGTGCACCAACCGGTCTTATTTTTGCCATGCGTTCACGCTACACTGGTCAAGGCACCAGAGGCAGCGTAACCGGTGAAGCTCTATTCCAAGAACCATTCGCTAAGTTCGGTGGTTCAGGTGGTACTTCACTCGCTGCAGGCGGTCAACGCGGCGCAGCTACCAGTGCATCCGAAGGCATCAACCCTATTGGTGTTAGCGGTGGTACCAGCGGTGGTTTCAACCAAGGCACCTTCTTTGGTATCCGTGAAAGTAACTTCGACATGACCGCTTTCCGTGGTATGCTTACCAGCACTGCTGAAACTCTCGGTGACACCAGCGCAAAGGCATTCCAAGAAATGGCGTTCAGCATTGAGCGTCTAGCCGTAGAAGCTAAGACTCGTGCTCTAAAGGCTGAGTACAGCACCGAACTAGCCCAAGACCTTAAGGCTGTTCACGGTCTTGACGCTGAGAGCGAACTTGCTAACATCCTTAGCACTGAAATTCTAAGCGAAATTAACCGCGAGCTAATCTACACTCTGTATCGCACCGCTAAGACTGGTGCTCAACAAAACGATCTTAGCACCAAGGGTGTATACGACCTTAACACCGACTCAGACGGTCGTTGGAGTGCCGAGCGTTTCCGTGGCCTCATGTTCCAAATCGAGCGTGAAGCTAACGTAATCGCCAAAGAAACTCGTCGTGGTAAGGGTAACTTCGTAGTTTGCTCCAGCGACGTTGCTTCAGCTCTGGCCATGGGTGGGTTCCTAAACCTCACCCCTGCCCTACAACCTCAACTAGAGGTCGATGACACCGGCAACACCTTTGCTGGTATCCTCAACGGCAAGTTCAAGGTTTACATCGATCCTTACGCTGCTCTAGGTTCAAACTTCTGCCTAGTAGGTTACCGTGGCGCAAGCCCATACGATGCAGGCGTGTTCTACTGCCCATACGTACCGCTACAAATGGTCCGTGCAGTTGATCAAAACACTTTCCAACCCAAGATTGGATTCAAGACTCGTTACGGCATGGTAGCCAATCCATTCGCTGAGAGCACCAATCTTGACACCGTTGGTACTGCTTCTAGCGGTAATCAATACTACCGTATCTTTGCAGTAGATAACCTCCACGGCAACACCGGTTTCGGTCTCTGATCTAAACCGTAAATAAACCTAACGCTAAGGGCTCCCCGTAAAACGGGAGCCCTTTTCGTTTACATAAATATTATTATGGCAACACCTAAAACACATAACGTTTTATTGGTAAACTACTTTCAATTTATTTTAGATAAAGTACCAAATATGGTGTATTTTTGTCAAACCGCAAATCTTCCGGGAATAGGATTTGGAGTAGCAGATCAACCTACAAATCTAGGACACCCTGTAAAAATTCCTACAGGAGCATTTAGATTTGAAGAACTAGAACTAACATTTCGTGTAGACGAAGATTTAAGAAACTGGCTAGAATTACACGAATGGATAAAAACTACCGGAAATTATATTTCAGATCACAGCACTCTACCGTATTCTCAAAAAACATCAGGTGCTACACTACTAATAACTAACAGCTCGTATAAACCAAAAATTAAAGTGCAGTTTAAACATGTATTTCCACAAACTGTAAGTGGAATAAAATTTTCTGTAAACACACCAACTTCAACCGAAGCCCTTGCTACTGTTAAATTTGCACACACCGGATATACTATAGAAAGACTTGAAACTACTTAAATTTGGTGTATAATAATATTATGAATTTAGATGAATTAAAGAACATGATTAAAAAAGATCTAGAAATAGATCAAACTGCTTTGGATGCAGAATCGTCCAGAACACCACAAATTCATAACAAGTATCTTGTTATGTACATGGACGAAAAACTAAAACTGAA